TATTTTCCGGGTCGGGCAGGTCGTCGCTGACGCTCTCGATCCACTCCCTCCACTCGCTCCAGGAGGCCTTGCCGATATTGGTGTCCACCAGGAATTGCTTGTGATTGTTCCGCTTGGCGCCGGGCAGGCGGGACAGCCGGGAGGGGTTGCGGTTCTGCTTGTCAACCTTCATCCCGTTCTTTTCACAGACGGAATACAGGTAGTCAACACGGGTACGGTACTCCTCATAAGAGGCGGCATCAATGCGGACAATGGCGTGGATGCTTTTGCCGCCCGAGTACACCAGGCAGGCCACAGGCAACTCCAATTCCCGGATAAAAGCGTTCTGCTCCCCCAAATCCATGCTGTCCGATTCAATCAGGGCAAACCGAAAGGCGGTCACGTTGTCATTCTTCACGCCCTTGCCGTCCAGGGGATTGAACCGTATCCAGGCCCCCGTGCCGGGGTCATAATCCCCCAGCACCGCCCCCAGGTCATCCCCGCACTTCTTCAGCGCCTCGATCAGCTGGCCCGCCGTGCGGTCATAATTCCCTCGGGTGGGCTTACGCTCCCCGTCCTCCGCCTCGAATGTCTCTGTCACATAGCCGACGTAATCATCCGGGGAAAAGAGGGTACCGAGGTATTCAATCAGGTCATGGGCCGGGTGCCATTTACTGTCGGGGGGCTCCTGTATCTCCCGGCTCTCCAACCATGCCGTATTGACGATTATCTGCTCGTCCTTTGCGCTGATTTCATCATCCCAGCTCAATTCATGGCCGGGCTGAGAGGGGGCAGGCCGCCAGCCCATGTCCATGGCCATCTTCACCACCGTGCCGCCTGTGACCGGCTCCGCATTCCCGGTGAAGCTCTCCCACTTGCGCAGGCACTCCCCCGGATGATACCGCTTACCGTCCCGACGGCTCCAGTCCTCCCAGGCAGAGGCGGGATAGCCTGCTTCCTTCAATCCCATGCCAACGGCAACCCATTCCTGATATGAGAGGCCAGCCGGGTCGATATGCTCCAGCGCCTCCAGCAGATCAAGGGTGTTTTCCATTACGCTTACACTCCTACATACTCAGACGGGTTAATGTTTCCGGGCACCCGCCAGCCATTGGCGGCAATCCGGTCAATCAGGTGCTTTGCCGTATCAAACTGCCACTGGCCCACATGCTGGAACCCTTTGCCCTCCAGGAACCGAATTTGTTTCGGGGTCGTCAGGCCCTCCACCCGGCGCTTTGCCAACCGGTCCAGGAGCAGCGTCGCCTTGCCGGCGGTTTCAATCTCGTCCGGGAAAATGCCCAGCTTTTCCAGGGTGGCCCGCTGTTGGTCGCTAGGCGGCCCCATCTCCCATCCGAAGGAGGGAACATAGCTGGACAGGTCCGCCGCCTGGATGGACATTTCAAATTGCAAGGGATCCACCAGCTTGCGCTTGCGGGAGCGCATTTCGGCCAGCTGCTTTGCCAGGGACTCCTCCCGCTGGGCCACGACATCCTCGCTGGCCTTTTTCTCGGCCTCCTCAATGTCAACCGGGCATCCGGCCGCCTCGATGTTCTCGGTCATCTTCCGGGCCACCTCGTCCGATTCACAAATCAGGTTGGCGGGGTGGCACAGCTCATGGCGCTCGGTATGCCACAGGAAGTCCAGGAGCAGCAGGTCCTCTTTGCCGGGAAACAGGCGGGTACCACGTCCCACCATCTGGCTATACAGGCTCCGTACCTTTGTGGGCCGTAGCACCACCACGCAATCCACGCTGGGACAGTCCCAGCCCTCGGTCAGCAGCATGGAGTTACACAGGACGTTGTATTTTCCCTCGTCAAAGTCCTTGAGGACCTCCGCCCGGTCTTGGCTATTGCCGTTGACCTCCGCCGCCCGGAACCCCTGGGCATTGAGCAGGCGGCAAAACTTTTGAGAAGTGCGTACCAGGGGCAGGAATACCACCGTCTTGCGGTTCTCGCAGTAGGTACGCATCTCCTCGGCGATCTGGTGTAAGTAAGGATCAAGGGCCGTGTCAATGTCGGAGTTTTTGAAGTCCCCAGCCTGTACCCCAACACGAGAGAGGTCAAGGGTCAGGGGGATGGTGACGGCCTTGATTGGGCAAAGATAGCCGTCTTTGATGGCCCTGGGCAGGGTATATTCATAGGCCAGGTGCTCAAAGTACTGGCCCAGGTTGCGCATATCCCCACGGTCGGGGGTGGCGGTAACTCCCAGTACCCGCGCCTCTTCAAAGTAGGTAAGCACCCGCTGATAGCCGTCAGACAGGGCATGGTGGGCCTCGTCCACCACAATTACGTCGAAGTAATCAGCCGGGAACTGGCCCAGCCGTTTCTCCCTCATAAGGCTCTGGATGGAGCCAACCGTCACCCGGTACCAGCTATCCAGGCACGTCTCCTCCGCTTTCTCCACGGAGCAGCGGAGGCCCGTGGCCTGGAGCAGCTTGTCGGCGGCCTGATCCAGCAGCTCCCCACGATGGGCCAGAATCAGGCACCGGCGGCCAGAGCGCACCATATCCTCAACAATTTTTGAGAAAACGATGGTCTTTCCGCAGCCGGTCGGCAATACCAGGAGCGTCCTGAGGAACCCGGAGGCCCAGTCGCTTTTTACAGCCTCCCGGGCCTCCTGTTGATAGGGCCTCAGCTCCATTTAGAAAGTCCCCGTGTTCCAGGGGGTGGGGGTCCCCTGGGGCAATTCAGTCCACTGCTGGTCGGAGCCTTGGACCGCAGGGGGCTGGACTGCCGGCGCACTCTCCGGGTCGTAGAACTCCGTGATCTCGTTGCTCTCCCGCTCCTTGCCGTCGTTGCCCGTCCACTTGCGGACACCCACATGACAGACGCCGGTTGAGCCGGGGACGGCCCCCCAATTCATCCGCATGGCCTCACCGTGTTTGCGCTGGCCGATGGAGGTAAAGAACTGGCACAGTTTCCACTCGAACTTGCTGTGGAGGAACAGACTGGTTATCACATCGCCAGACGCCTCGGCGCTGCTGACCGTCACCGTCAGGATGGCCTTGTTGCAGGCCGGGATTTTCTCGCTGCCGCTGTGCCGGGCACGCTCGAATTTCTTCACGGTGAAGTTGTAGTCCCCCTCGGGGAGAACCTGGAACGGGCTGTCATCACGCTGGATTTCATCATCCCAGCCAAATTCGCGGGGCATAGAATCGTACTCGCTCATGTTGTAGCTCCTTTCAAGCTGTCCAAAATTTTTGCGGGAGGATAGTTGCACTTGGCCGTACAACTATCCTCTCTTTCCTTCCCAGGTTATAAGGCCCTAAAAGGGGAGGGGGTCATTGGCCTTAATCCAGTTGTAGACCTGCGCCCATGCGCCGACCAAAACGCCTTGGATGAAGTCGGCCGGCAAATTCTCCAGCGGGGTTTGCTCCGGGAAATACCCACGGGCCGCAAAGGCCGCCTGCACTTGGTAATCATCCACACCGTTGGCTTTCATCAGATCACGCAGCGCCTTGAGCGCATCGGCGTTATCCTGGGGCTTGGCGTCCTCCTGGGGTGCCGGGGTAGGAGGCGGGGCCGGGTCAGGTGCCGGGGGCGGAGGGGGCGGCGGGGCCGGGTCAGGTGCCGGGGGCGGAGGGGGCGGCGGCGCCGGTTGCGGGGCCGCACTCGTACCCGCAGGGGCCGGAGCAGGGGCGGGGGCGCTGGCCTGCGCCGGGGGCGGTGTCACCGGGGCGGCGGGGGCCGCCCCCGTGCCGATGTACTGCGCCAGGGCGGAGAAGTCTAGGGGCAGCTCCTCCGGCAGTCCCAGCCGGTTCTTTGCGTCCCAGCACGGATGATGGGAGGTATAGATTACCCGGCGGCCGCCCTGGGCTTTGAATTTCTTCCCCTTATCGTCGGCGGCCACGGACAGGGTCTTGTAATTGGCAAAGAGGAGCAGGTCGGACCACTCTTTTACCAAGGCAGAGGTCTTTTTCTGCAACTTCAATTCCCAACGGTCATACGCGCCCATCTCGTCGGGCTGCTCAAACTTCCGCATCATGGCGTGGGCCGTCAGAACCACATGGACACCACGGCCCACGATCTCCTCCAGGAGATTCAGCAGACGGCCAAACTCCTCCGCCAGATAGACATAGCCCTTGCCATACCCCATATCCTCAATGCCGCTCAATTTCTTGTCGGCGCAGATACTGGCAATGCACAACTGCTCCGCCCAGTCGGCCGTGTCGATCACCAGCGTGGAGCACACGCCCGGGTCGCTACGGACGTACTGAACCTGCTCCATGAGCATTGTCCAGCTGGAGGGCTTATCCGTGCGGGACACATCCATGTGCCGGGTCGAGCCCTCGGTGTCAATGAACACCGGGCGGGGGAAGTGGGCGGCCAGGGTGGACTTGCCAATGCCCTCCGGGCCGTAGACAACCACCTTCAGAGCGCCCCCCGCCTTGCCAGTATGGATTTTCAGCTGGTTCATTAAAATTCACCTGCTTTCCAAGATGTCGGGGCGGGGGCCGCCGCAGGAGCCGGGGTAGGGGCCGCCGGGTCTTTGGCATAACCGTCCTCAATGATGATGGAACACTCCCCACCAGTGGACACACGGGTAGCGATCCCCTGCAACCCCTCGGCCTCCATCCAGGCGGAGAACTCCCGCAGGGTTTCCAGGTCCATTTGCTCCAGCTTATCCAGGAGTACAAAACCGCAATCCGGTTTCAGCGCCCGGACAATGGCGGTGGACACCTTCAGCTGGTCGCTGCCGCTCATGCAATCCCAGGGCTTGCCCTGATAGGTCAATTCCCCATCCTCAACAGAGAGGCCGGGGAGGGGCAGTTTCGCCCCTTGCAGGAGATCGGTCTTCTGCTGGCGCACCGCCTCCAACTGTGCCGTCAGTCCGGCGTATTGGTCGCCGCACTCCTTGGCCTCGGCCTCTGCCCGGGCTTTGTCTTGGTTGGTGCGAACCTTGGCGTTGACAGCCTCAATATCCCGGATGCTGGCCTCCAGTTCATCAGTAGCCTCGTCCTGAAGGTCAAGGGCCGACTTTTGGGCAGTCTCGTAATCGGCACACAGGGTCTTGTAGCGTTCTTCCAGCAGTGCCAGCTCTTTGCCTACC